CAGATGATTAAAGACGGCGCAAGCATGGAAGAAGTTATGGCTGAGATGGCTGTTACTTTTGGTGGTGCCGCTACTGACTCTGCTAACACAGCGGCAGGCTCTATGCAGCGTTTAGGTGTTGCCCTTGGTGAAGCTAAAGAAGGTGTGGGCGCTGCACTGTTACCCATTCTTGAAAAGGCTCTACCAGTCTTGCAATCGTTCGCCACATGGGCACAAGACAACCCAACACTAATTACGGCTGTCGCCGTTGCTTTCGGTGCACTTGCTGCCGCCGTTGTTTTGGTCAATGCGGCTATGGCGTTAAACCCTGCAGTGCTAATCACGGCTGGCATTGTTGCTTTAGGTGTTGCCCTAGTCATGGCTTACAAAAGGTTCGATACTTTCCGCGCTGTAGTTAATGCAGTAGTGAACCAAGTGGCCCGTAACTTTGAGTTCATGGCTAACGCTTTTATCACAATGATTAACGTAGTTATTAAGGGCATTAACTTGATTAAGCCCGGCAAAGACATCGGCTCGCTAGGTCAAATTAGCCTTGGCCGTTTAGGTGGCGAAGGTAGCGCAGCTGGTGGCGCTAACCCTGCAGGACTTGACTATAAAGCCATGGCTACCGGTGGCATTGTTACCAGCCCTACTTTGGCGCTTATTGGTGAGGCAGGCCCAGAGGCTGTTATTCCATTGTCTAAGGCTGGTGGCATGGGTATGAACATCACAGTAAACGCAGGACTTGTAAGTACGCCCGACCAAGTAGGTCAGGACATTATTGCTGCCATTCAAAAGGCCCAGCGCCGTAGCGGAACGGTATTTGCACCAGCATGAGCACACCAATTATGCAGGTTCTGGTGGGCTTTCAGAGCACCACAGGCTTTGGCACACCCTTTATGCTTGACGATGCGTTTTATGGTGTTTTAGATACTGCAGGCCGCGGCACCTTAGGCGGCCTGACCTTTGTTGATTTGACCAGTCTTGTAGAAAATGTCAGCATCACCCGTGGCCGTTCACGCCAGTTAGACCAGTTTAATGCCGGCACAGCTGTTATTGCTTTCGACAACGCCAGTCAAGTGCTGAACCCAAGTAACACGGCCAGTCCTTACTACCCGTTTGTACTGCCTAGATGCCCAGTGCAAATCTTGGCTAACGGCATACCTATCTACACAGGGCTTATTACTGACTGGAATCTTGACTACGACATCAGCAACCAAGACATGATGTACGCGTCATGCTCTGACAACTTTACGGTGCTTGCTAACCAATCACTGAACGCTGTTGCCACCACATCACAGGCCACAGGTGCACGTATTAACGCAGTGCTTGACTTGCCAGAAATCAACTACCAAGGCGCTCGATCTATTGACACAGGCTCATCCACCCTTGGCGCTTTTGCTATCAGTCAAGACACAAACTGCCTTAACTATCTGCAGCTGATTAACACCAGCGAGCAGGGCTATTTGTTTATGAGCGCTAACGGCACGCTGACTTTTAAGGGTAGGTCTAGTGTTCTTAACCCAGTGGCTGGCGCTACTTTTAACACTAACGGCACAGGTATTCGGTACCAGTCGCTCATTAACCAATTTGGTGACGAGTTGCTATACAACTACATAGTGACTCAATCGCCAGCAGGCGCAAAACAAGAAGCCAGCGACTCGGCCAGCATTGCGCTTTATCAGGCTCAACAGTATGCGCTGACGGACTTGCTTAATAGCACGACCACAGAAGTTGCTGGCCTTGGTAACTACCTGCTCGGTAAGTACAAAAACCCTGTGCTCAGGTTTACAGGTCTATCTACCGAAATGTCGGCGCTATCAACTACTGACCAGAACATTGTGCTGAACCTTGACATGACCAGTATCTGCACAGTGGTTAAAAACTTTGTGGTGGGCACCCCAGCCACCGAGACGCAAACCCTGATTGTGTCTGGCATTAGCCATAACATCACACCTAGCAGCCATATTGTTTCGTACACTTTTGAGAGTACAGACGGCAACCAATATCTAACCCTTGACGATGCAATCTTCGGAACGCTCGATAATAATCTTTTAAGTTTCTAAAGGAGACACAACATGACAGCATTTCAAACCTTCACAGCGGGCCAGATTCTCACGGCTTCACAGGTCTCGACGCTTCAGGCGAACAGCACCAAAATTTCAATATTTGAGCAACAGCAAGCCTCAAGCAGCGACGGCGGTACTGCAACAATCAACGCATGGACAAAACGCACATTAAACACAACTGTTGTCAATAACATCACAGCCTGTTCTATTGCTTCAAGTGTCATCACCTTGACCGCTGGCAGTTACTACGTTGAAGCCATCGCTGGTTTTTATAGAACTAGCACAAGTCAATTACGGCTTCGTAATACAACCGCTGGCGCTGACCTTGCACTAGGCGCTACTGCTTTTGCTGCATCAGGAGTTGCTGCTGGTACTTTTTATGCCGACTTAAAAGGCTATTTTACTTTGACAGGATCAACCAACATTGAATTGCAGTATTACGTTTTAGTAACAAACGGCGGCAACGACCTAGGCGTTGGCGGTACTTGGGGTACTAACGTTTTTGCAAACGTAACGCTCGTACAGGTGGCATAAATGCGTAAAAGCCTAATTCTATTGGTCTTTTTAGGGTCGCTCACCGCTTGTGCAGACCGTGAACGCCTCAACTGCCCACCAACCAAAAACAAAGCGCTACGCAGTGTCGGTGAAACAATCGTGCCAACAACACAACCACCCGCATACGGCACAGGAGGCAAATGCTAATGAAACCCGAAAACAGACTTAGCAACGAACAAATAAAAGCACGTCTAATCTTTGTTGTAGCCATCGGCTTAACGATTGCTTTCCTTGCTTCCATTTTGGCTCTGCTCTACGGATTGCTATTCGTGACCCAGCCTCTCGATGTCAGCCCCAATGACGATGCGGCATGGTCTGTACTGTCGCCAATGCTCGCCACCCTTACTGGCGGGCTCTTGGGGGTATTAGCAGGAAATGGCCTCAAAGACCGACCTAAAGACCCACCAGCACCATGACCAAGGTTTACCCCTACAAGAAACTTGTCCTACCTGCTGAGGTAGCCAAAGTAGGCAACGGCAACCTAACCCCAGCCATGCTTAAAAAAGTCAAGACAGGTGGTGTCATGTGGACAGGCGCAGCAGTCGCTTTTAACAAGCTCTACATAGACTGTCTTGCTGCTGGTTTTAAGTTGCGCAATGTTGGCGACTACCGCCCATTAGATGCCCAGCTAGCCATGTTTGTTGATCGTTACGCACTTAAAGATTCAGGCCGTAAACCACAAGTGACACGAAAATACCAAGACAAACTGTGGTATCTCAAAAAAGGTAAATCGCCTAGTGGTGTGCCCGGTACTTCTAACCACGGCTTCGGCTTGGCCATTGACTTGGCCTATGACAAAGACGGCGCGCTTGTCTCTATGGGTGGCAAATGCCTAGATTGGCTATGTGCCAACGCACCCAAATATGGCTTCTACCTGCAGGGCTCAGACCCTAAGTCGCCTGAGTTTGAGGCGTGGCACTGGCAATACGTCTGTGGCGACAAGCCACCTGTGCTGCCATAAAGGATTCCCAGACACTGTTTGAGCAGTGCTGGGACTAGGTGGTGGGTACTTTGTTTCCATTGGGTATCCACCACCGACTTTCTAAATTGTGTAAAGTAACCATCGCTACTCAAATAGCAGAAAGTCAGAGGAAACATGACATACACCGACCTACCACTATTCCGGGCAACAAACCCCGAAACCTCACGGCAAATCAGCCCTATACGGGTGGGAACCCATCGAGCGTTACTGTTGGAACAGTATTACTACGCAACTCTTGGCCTGACCGATGAGGAAGCAGGCGCTCGATCAGCACTTGCTGGTCATGAAATAAAGGGCTATTGGAAACGCTGCAGCGACTTACGCACCATTGGACTAATCCAAGACTTAGGCATCCGTAGAGCGCTTACAAGTGGCTCTCAGGGCATTGTGTGTGGCATCACCCAAAAGGGTATGGACATGGTTAGGGGCTGGGCATGACCGACACCCAATTCATCTACAGTTTCATAATGGGCTGGGTGTCATGCTGGCTATGGCTCAAAATGATGGCCAACAGACCATGATTCCCACATGGGGCTACACCGTCCTAAGGTCTAGAGACAAACTAACCATGGTTCAAATCTTCACAGACTTGACCACAGGCCTGATCGAGTACACCCAAGTCTGCCAACGTGCAGAGTCTTGGCACTTGTGGGGGCCGCCAACAGAAGTAGAGAGAGTTGATTAAGAAACTCATGGCACTATCGCTAATCCTCGCCCTATCCGCCCCAGCCCACGCAAGTGCAGCTGCTAACGCCCACGCCAAATACAAAGGCGTACTACCTGACGCTTACTACGA